GACTCTGGTACTGGAATATTAACCCTAACACTAACCCTAACCCTAACCCTAACCCCAACTCCATCCTCATAGTAACCATACCCATCAAAGGCAGTAGTAGTCACTGTGCTATCAAGCACGTAGCTGTTCGATATTAGGTTGTAGATCCTGTACTGCACATTGACATACTCATACTGGTCAGTGATATAGTTGTTAGTACTGTAGTTGTTACCATTGTACTTGTGCAGGATATACTCTCGAATGTATGGGCTGATGTTGTATGCGGTGTCAGTGTTATTGCTGGCAGGTATCAGCTTGCTCAAGGTGTAGGTAGGTGAGGTAGGTTGAGTACCAGTGTAGTACCAAATATCTATCTCTATCTTGCTACCTGTTTGTGTTACATCATTCACTTGAACAATGTAGGGACTACGTGCGTTTATTGGCATTGGCTTTCTGTATTACTTCATCTAAGGCTCTTGTGACCAGCTTCTCAGCATCAAGGCCATACTTCTTTATTAACTCATCCGGTAGCTTTTTGTATGCCCCCTCAAGGGCTTTAGTAAAGAATAGGCTTGGCTTAATACCTCTTCTATATATACTCCTTGCTATTAAGAATTTCAAAGTCTTACGTGACATAAATTGACCACCTTCATTCCTGGGTGCTATACCCTTGAGCACTATCCACTTATCAAGTTTACTCATGGGGGGCATCTTGGCCTTGAAGCTATACGGTGAGCCAAAGCCCCTCCATACTCCATTGACACCCTTATCTACGTATGCACCATACTCCTCCATCTTGAAGTAGATACCTATGCTGTTAGGCATTGCCTTCACCTCAGCATCAATGGAGTCATATAGCTTACCACTGGCTCGCTTGCCCTTCCTGGTTAGGTTAGCTCTTGCCTGCTTTACTACGTGGTCTCTGAACTTCTTGAGCTCCTTGTATGTCTCTTGTTGGTCCATTAGCAGATGGTCATATCATTAGGGCAGATGATATCCAAGGTCATAGCCCATCCTACCAGGTTATTCTCAAAGCGTTCACTGAATGGTTCGCAGGTTGGGGTGTTATCTACATGGTAGTTAAGGTCATGCAAGGCCCCATGCAATAGCATCTGATAGGCTCGGTTAAGTATCTGCAAGGTATAGTTCAGTGCATCATTGGTGTTATCCCTGGTCTCCCATGCAGTATTGTCCTCCTCCTTTACAGCATCCATGATATCCATGCAGAAGATAGTAAGCGTAAACCTTTGAATGTTGCTTTCAAACTGAGCCTGAGTCACCATGGTATGCACCAGTGGGAAGATAGTCTGCTTAGCTATATCTATCTCAAAGATATCCCCATCCGTAACTGTATTAACAAGGTAATCATTCTCAAAGTGAGTCTTGAGTGTCTTGATTAGTGTGTAGTATCCTGTCATCTATTCTTTTGTATTTGTTTTAGTTCTCTTGCTTCAATTTCTTGCTTTTGTTTTTCAAAGGTGAGATAGGTGAGACATTTATGTAGTCCATAGGTGGTAACTTCATCAAATCGGGTGATATCTCCTTTAGCCACTGCATAGATGCTTGTATACCATCCCCATTGTTTGTTGAACTGCCCCCTCTCCGAGAAGTCCTGCTCGTGCTTATCTTCTTTATCTCCCTCTCCAAATAGTACAGGGTACTGTTTAATAATGCGTTCCCTAAATCGTAAAAAAAAACCCTGCTTGAAATAGCAATCTCCATCGGCATGTACTTCATGAGGTCATGGAACTCCTCCTGTGCTGTGTATGGTGCTATCTCATACTTGTCCTTGTGAGTCTTGACAATCGGCCTATACATCACAGCCATGGCTTTGTGGTAGTCATCCCATGAATTGAGATGGTGCTCCAGGTCAATGTACTCACCCCATGTGATATCCTCCAGGTTAGTGATGAAACCGAACTCCATGTCTTTGAGCTTGAACCTATGGTAGAACTTGGCAGGCACATTGAATATCTTATTGAAGTGCTCTATCAAATCGTTGAGGTCAGTGAGTTTAATCTTGGCTATATCCTTGAGGTCTATCCCACAGAATATCTCTATCATCTTGTGAGCGATAAACTCCTGGTCATTGCTTTCACTCTGCATCTTCAAGAACCTCTGATAGTTAAGCAGAGGTATCTCAGCCATGCTACTTGGTATGGTTATGTTTACTTCCATTCTCTCTAATAAAATTGTAACAATGTATTAACATCTCAAGGTGAATAGGAAACCTATGAACATCATTGAACTCTATATTTACCTTCTTACCTTTCTTCTCATAGATATAGGCTTGCACCACCTTTATCATCTCATACATGTCTACACTCATATATAACTCATTTAATCATAAAATGTAGTACTTCCCCTTGTGAGGATTTTCAAGCTGATAGCTCACAGCATACCTCAAGGCATCAATGGCATGGTTGTACTTGTCTATCGGTGTCTTGCTCTTCTGAGATAGCCAGCAGTAGTTATTCAGCTCCTTAATCAAGTCAGTGCTACCTTCATCCACCACCATGTCATAGTCTTGCAGGAGTGCTATACCATAGCTCACACTGTCCGGTCCTTTGATGGCAGGTACCACGTTGCACCCCATTGCATTGAGCTCAGTGATCAACCTTGGCTCTGCACTATCTGCCACTATCAATGCACTGCCTGCCTTGCTCTTGTTGATGTCAGCTATCATGGAGGTAGTGAGTCCCTTCTCATACAGGTGAAGCCTCACGTAGATGGTCTTGGTGCTTGTGTCAATGGATGTCTCTACCAAGGTAGTTGGATCCTGACTGAAGCCATAATCTTGACCGTACACAGGTACCCCTACATCCATGAACTTACCTATGCTCCAGTTGCTGAAGATAACACCCTCAGCTTTATCAAGCCATCCACCCAAGATGCTGTGCTTGTACTTCTCAGGTCTACGCTCCTTCATGACTGCCACCTCATCAAGGAATGACTGTGGTAGGTTGACCAGGTTATCCATGTAGGTAGTATGGATGTAGCACGTATCTCCCTGCTCTATATTGCTACCAGGTTGCACTCCCTTATCCTCATAGAACCTGCTGTATATCCAGTGCTCCTTGGTGGCAGGGTTAAGTATCAACACCACCCTGTTATGCTGTTTGGGTTAACGTATTGACAGGTTAATCTTGTCAAAGGTATTTTCATCAACGAGCTCTTCAGCCTCATCCACTATCCATGTAGTGATACCCTGCAATGACTTCAGGTTAGCTGTCTGGTCACCACTGGAGGTCTTGATACCCCTGAAGATTATTTCACTGCCGGTAGTACGGTTGACTATCTCACTCTTTGTAATATCAAAGTGCTCCTCCAAGCCCATGAGCTCTATCTTCTCCTTGAACTCCGGGATGATGGAGATGTGTGCTGATGTCATGGTCTGCCTTGTGAATAATATCTTGTGCCCTGGCTCAAAGGATAGCAAGCATACCCATGTGGCCACACTGAAGGACTTACTGCTACCCCTCCCACCTGTAATTACATAGTACCTACATTCACTTGAGTATAGTGCCTTATATTTCTCACTCAGCTTGATCATTGAACTCTATCACATCCCTTATGCTGAAGCTGTTGATATCTACTTTAGTATCTTGCTCCACTCGTTGAACTGGCATACCCAGTCGGTAGTTAAGCCATAGCTTGATGGCAGCAGTATCACCTTCAGCTACCTTCTTGTAGAGTGCATTGAGTACCTGCTCACAGGGTGCCACCTTATCCATTTCTTGAGCAAGAGCTATCTCTGCTGACTTGGGCTTTCTCCCTGAATTTGGTCTTGCACCACCTGCTCTCTTGACTTCTTGCATATTTGAAAAAAAATGATTAACTGATCATTGCACCTACACCGGGTAACTGCCTGACCACGTTGATATTGTTATCATAGTGGGTAGTGATACCAAGCTCTTTGACCTTAGCTACCTTAGCCTCGTTGCTTCCGGTGGCATACACTCTGCTCTCAGGTATGCCCAACCTCTTAGCCACTTGGAGCAGTTCTCCTGCATTATCTCTTGCTGAGATGATATATACATCCACACCCTTAGCAATAAGAGCTAAGGCCTTGTTTTTTACGCTTGCCTTGCTTAGGGTACCATCATAGTCAAAGGATACCTTA